TATCAGCCCACTCATAGCATTGAATAATAATATCTGTGTTATGTACAGCCCCTCTACTGCTACCGATTAAACCTGACAAGGCTTGCCCTGCTAGGTATCGTCTAGCAGTGAGGGGCTTTTCTGCTTTAGGTCCACGTTTCTTCTGGGTAAAATTCTTAGCTTCCGTTTCTAGTTTTATCTTCTTCATTATCTTTTACCCTCTTTAAGTTTATGAAGTAAGCATTGTTAAATCCTAACTCCCAACTTCTATAATTATTAGAATTGGTTGAGTATGGATTACCCAACTTCCCCCTCTTAAATGCTTCCCTACCTAAATCATATGGACTCATTTATGTTTCTCCTCCATTGCCTCTATCATACGGTTAGTGTACCACTGTGCTTTCTTTGAATCCTCTAGGGGGTTACCCTTGTAGGATGCCCTATGGTTATACTTCATTATGTTACCCTTACAGTAAGCAATGAAACCATCAAGGCTAAGTACTTGTCGTATGTAATCAATGCATTCTATCCCATCCTTTAAGTTATAGTGTGAGGGTTTGTTTACTGGGTCGTGTTTAATCTTTTTCATAGTGTTATAAGTTCCGCATCTTTAGTGTTGATATGAAAGAATTTCTCACCCTTACGAATGAACCTACCCTTAGCTTCCCTTAGGCAGTCGTCAGTTAGGAGAGTGTCTTTGATTCTCCATACCTGCTTTAGGTCAGCCCTAAAGATATAAAAGTTAAGCACACCTTCCTGTTCTTTATATATTTTAACCAGACGTTTCTTACGTTCTGGTAATCTAACTTCTTCCCAATCACTGGGCCACTCTTTCTTCCAAGATATTTTTACTTCAGCTTCATTGAAATAAGTAAGACCTAATTTCTCTGAGACTACATCAGCATTATAAGTTTCCTTAACATCTAGTATCTCATGGCCCTGAGTTAATAAGTATTTACATAATGCATCCTTACCTACCCCATCGTATCTATCATAGAGGGAACGATTGAATCTTTTCTTAATCATAGTATAACCCTTAGGTTGAAATGGGAATCTGTAGACAGTATAAGTCTACGGTGGCATCTGGTCTTGGCTTAGTTACCATCAACTGATCTTGAACAGTCTTACCTACTAACATACAAGAATTATATGTAGGGAAGGATAACTCTATACTTTCTACCTTAGTCATAAGGTCTACTGTCATTATTAATATTGCTACATACACATTATAAATCCTAGCTGTAGGATTGTAGCAACCGTAGCTGCTACAACCTTGATTAATTTAGTAGATGAATGATACACCCACGATTACATCTTGGTAATCGAAGTCTTCATCAAACTCTAACTCAGCATATGCTGATAGATTATAAGTCAGAGCATAATCAATACCAAAGTTAAAGGTATCAAAGTCTGCCTCTTCGTTATCAAGCTTAAGGAAGTCAACTTCCCCATAGGCTATTAGACGATCAGTGATAAAGTAGTTCATACCGATACCAGCATCTGCCGTATCAGTCTCTACTCCATACTCAGCCCAGCCATAGAACTGATAGTTCTTACTGTTATCTTCCATCTGACCCACCTGAGCAATAAGACCTGATGGTGAAAGCCCCTCTGTCTGACCAAGACTTGGTGACGACAAGAGTAAAGCTGAAGCTGCTATAGTTGTTATTTTCATAGTATATCCTTTATACTGTTAAGGTTTAGTGGGGCCAGAGTTAACAAGCCCCACCATTTTCTAGGCACTAATATCTACCAACTCACATACATCACCAGTGCAACTAAGTGTCTGACTACCAGAGGTGTTATCCTCTTCTTCGTACTCAGATAGCTTGCTCCAATCAATTTGTTTCGGCATGGATAATAGTACCGTCTTATACACATCCTTGTCCACCTCTTGATAGGGTGCTTGTTGATATGTATGTTCGTTGTATGGTAAAAAAGACACACCTGACATCTCGTCAAAGTATTCGTAGACAAATGCACCTACCTCAAACCATTCATGTTTTCGTACATTGATAGTGACACTAGGCTTATGCTCACAGAAATGTCTCTGATAAACTAACCAAGTCTCTAGCTGTTCAATGGCTGTCATATCATTAGTAACAACAGAACCCTTTGGGGCTTTGATGGGGAAGCTAAACACTGTAGTCTGGTCAGGCTTCATCACACAAGCCTCACTAGGTATCCCCTGATCAACCATGAACTGTGTCATTGGGTCTTTGTTATCACCCCGTACAGTACGAATGTAGTAGGGTGAGTGTCTAGCATGGATACCAGATGCACTGTCAACAAGTTGTGATACAGTACCACTTGGCTTGACACAAGTGATAGCAGTAGCTTGCTCAATACCTAGTACCTTTGACCAGTGTTCATTAGTAGATACTGCTACAGACTTAAGGTACTCCAGTGTTTCTGACAGACCCTTATTCTTTTTAGTCATAAGGGGGGTGTCCATTATCCCTGTGAGTGACACACCCAACAGACGTTCCTCTGCGGTATTGGTAGTCCACACTTTTCGCAGGTATGGGAACTTTGTGTAGGTTGATTGGATTGTACCAAGGATCGTAGCCAATCTGATCTTTCTCTCAAGGTCTTCCAAACTATCTGTAGAACGTACCACAACCTCAGTGAGATTACAAAACTGATACGGTCTAAGAATGATTTCACTGCAAGGGTTGCAAGCAAAATCATATTCAGTATTACGTCTACCATTTTTACCTGCCTGTTTCTTAGCAGCCTCACGGTTAAAGATTCCACGTTCACCACTGCCACTTTCTACCAGTGCCATCCACTCTCTCATGAATGAGATTGCATCTGGCTTCTCTGTATAAGCCACACTGTTATTAGCTAAGGCTCGTTGTGGATCATTCTCCCACCAGTTGCCTGACTTAGCATGTCTCATACGATCATCAGAGAGATTAGATAGGGAGATCATAGCTGACCGTCTAACACCACCAACTACGACTACCTCACCTATCTTACACATAATATCATGACACTCAATAGAGGCAAGCTTACGTCTTTGTGCCTGTCTGAATGTAGTTATGACGAAGTTAAATAGGTCTACTAAGGGGGCTGGACCTGAGGCTCTACCACCAAAGGTCTTTAGTTTAGCACCTGCTGGTCGTACCTTAGATACATCCCACTTAGGTACTTCACCACTGAAGAGTAGTGCAATCAGTTGTCGTAACCCCTTGGCCCAACCTTCCTTGCTATCCCTAACTACAATAGTAGTCTCACTATCATATAGCTCTGGTACTTCTGGTAGCTTACTAATGAACTGACGTTCAACACTAAACCCAACACCAGTACCACACAGTAGTACAAACATAGCCTCGTCAAAAGACTTAGGATCATCCACTGGTAGGTACGAACAGTTATACATACAGGTGTTATCCCTGTTAGCTGCTGGACCTGCTGTCATGAGTGACCGCATTGAGGGCATAACCTCCAAGCTTAAGATAGCCTGTTCAAGTTGCCGACCTATTACTTTTTTTATCTTATCCTCACCTAGTTTGGGTAATACTATGTTTTCCATATATCGTTCAACTGTTTCAGTCCAACTCTCCCTACGTCCAACATCATCTAACCATCGGGCATATCTACTTTTATGAATGAACTTCATAAAGTCTGTCATACCATAGTTGTCTTTATCTTCCATAGTCATCTCCAATATTCTTTGTAAGCCCGTTCAGTGCACGATACACTGTCATAGTAGAAAACCCAAGGTCCAATCCAATAGCAGAATAAGATAGCCCCTCTTCCCTCATTGCAATAGCTGCAAGGTATTTATCTTTAGTCACCTTGAGCATCTTAAGACCTGCAAACTTATTAAAGGGTGGTCGGTAGTCGTCAATCAAATCCCTCTCAATATCTAAAGCTTCCCTCTTCGTAAGCATCTTTGCTTTTATCTCAACTATATCTCCTAACGTATACCCCTCACTCTCAAGGGCTACGAACCAGTTGTAGTGATGCATATTCCTATGACCGTAGGCAGCATTCTCTCCACCTGAGTTATAGATTGACCAAGCCCTACCCTTAGAACCCATACCAACATAGACTATCTCATTAGTAGTCGGATGCTTATGGACGTAAACATAGTATATGTTACTCATCTTTCGTCACCATTTCCATTAAGAGTTCCCTTAGCCTTACGTCTACCTAACTTCTCTAAGTTGTCATTAGCTAT